ATAGTAATACATCGGTTGGTCGAAGTTCTTTAAATGCTAACACTTCAGGAAGTTATAACACAGCAGTTGGTTTTAATTCAGCACTAGCAAACACCACAGGAACAGAAAATGTTTCACTGGGTTGGAAAAGTTTTGACCAAAATACCACGGGCAGTACAAACGTAGCAATAGGTAATAGTAGTTTAGGCGTAGCCACTGAGGGCGATAGCAACACGGCAGTTGGAACAGCAGCTTTAACCTCAGTTACAACATCAGATAACAATACAGCTATTGGGTATGATGCGGGAGGACAAATAACCTCTGGTGCTACAAACACAGCAGTGGGTTACGATTCTGCTGATGGTCTTACAACTGGTAGTAATAATATGTGTCTCGGCAACGCTTCTACACCAACTGCTGTTAATGTTAGTAATGAAATTACATTAGGAAATGGCAGTATTGATGCTTTAAGATGTGCAGATACTTCTATCGCTGCTTTATCAGACAGAAGAGATAAAAAAGACATTACAGATTCTTCTTATGGTTTAGAATTTATCAATAAAATTAGACCAGTACAGTTTACTTGGGATAGACGAAATTTAGTTGAAGGAGATTTAGAAAGTACACACAATGGTAGAACTAGAATTGGTTTTATTTCCCAAGAATTACAAGAAGCTATGGAAGACGATAGCAATGAAATATTAGATTTAGTGTACGAATCAAATCCAGAAAGACTTGAAGTTAAACAAGGAAAACTAATACCTATCTTAACCAAAGCACTACAAGAACTTTCCGCGAAGGTGGAAGAATTAGAAACTAAACTTAATAATAAGGAGTAAAAAATGGCACAAACAGTAACAGAATGCCTAGCATCAGGAACCGATTCAGTAACACTAATAGATGCAGTAAAAGCTGGAACACACGATGTAACAGGGCTGACACAAGCCGAGATAAATGAATTGGTGCAACGTAATGTTGACCACCTTTCAGCTATCTTGCTTTATGAACCTGATGCAAGCGATGCAACTGACGATACGCCAAACGTAAAAGGAGCAGCAGGTAGTAAGAAGACTACTCACGTTGCAGCCGTTACCACTGGCACAGATTACATAGCAGCTAACTAGGAGATAATATGACCGAAGAAGCCGTAGTCTTTATAGACGATGAAGAGATAAAAGTATCTGAGTTGTCCGACCAACAGAAATACTTACACTCGCAATTACTGGATTTGAGAAACAAAGAAGCAAGTCTTAAATTTCAATTGGATCAAGTAGCTGCCAGTATGTCAGTTTTTAATAATGCTTTTGTTGAGGCTTCTAAAGAAGTCGCTGAAGAAGTTTTAGAAGAAGAAGAAACCAAAGAGGTAAATTAAGATGTTATATATAAATATATTTATGTGGATATGCACTATTATTGCAATAGCTTCACTTGTGGCTGCTGTTTCTCCTACTCCTAAAGGAGATAAGTTTTTAGCAAAACTTTATAAGGGTATTGATTTTTTAGCTTTAAACATAGGCAAAGCTAAAGATAAATAGATGGCCAGAAAAACCACCGTGGAAGTTGCAGCAGATCTAGACAAGCACGAAGCAGTGTGTGCTGAACGGTGGCGTGAAACTATTTACAGAATTAAACGTCTAGAAGTTTTAATTATCACAACGTTGGCTTCTTTAATTATTGGAATGGCCAGTATATTAAGTAGCCAAATTTTTTAAAATGAAATATGCCCTACGCCAAATATACATTCAAACCAGGAATCAATCGTGAAGGTACTGATTACAGTAACGAAGGCGGTTGGTTTAATGGTAATTTAGTACGCTTTCGTCAAGGAAGACCTGAAAAAATAGGTGGTTGGCTAAAAGATACTGAAACTAGCTACTTAGGCACGGGCAGAGCTTTGCATGGTTGGGTTGATATACAAGGAACTAAATATTTAGGGCTTGGGACCACATTTAAATATTACGTTTCAACGGGGGAGAATTTTGATGACATTACTCCTATCCGAGCAACTACAACTAATGGTATTGTATTTGCAGCAACCGATGGATCTTCAACTATAACTGCAACAGACTCAAGTCATGGCTGTGTTGTTAACGATTTCGTTACTATTTCTGGGGCAGCATCTTTAGGAGGTTTAGTAACCGCAGCGGTTTTAAACCAAGAATATCAAATAACAGCAGTTCCTTCTTCTAGCACTTACACGTTCACTGCTAAAGATACGGACGACGATACTGTCACAGCTAACTCCAGTGACTCAGGAAATGGTGGTTCGGGGGTAGACGGATCGTATCAAATTAATGTAGGTCTTGATGTGTACGTTCAAAGCACAGGGTGGGGAGCAAATACTTGGGGAGCAGGTACGTTTGGTAGTTCTTCTCCTTTAAGTTCCAGTAATCAATTACGTTTATGGTCGCATGATAATTTTGGCGAAGATCTTTTAATGAATGTTCGTGGGGGTGGCGTGTATTATTGGGACGAAAGTGGAGGCTCTAGCGTAAGAGCTAAAGCTTTTTCAGAACTTACAGGGGCAAATTTAGTGCCTACTATAGCTTTACAAATATTAGTAAGCGACATAGACAGACACGTAATTTGTTTTGGAGCAGACCCAATTAATGACAGTAATGTTAGAACTTCGGCGTCTGACCCAATGCTTATTGCTTGGAGCGACCAAGAAAGTGCTGTTGAATGGGAACCGTTGTCCACTAACACGGCAGGGTCTCTTAGACTTTCCGCCGGGTCTTTAATTGTTGGAGCAATGAGAGCGGGTCAAGAAACATTGGTGTGGACAGATACTTCAATGTACAACTTACAGTTTATAGGGCCTCCTTACACATTTGGCACAACTTTGATGAACGAAGGGGTAGGATTAATTAGTCCAAAAGGCGCTGTAAATACTCCTCGTGGAGCTTTTTGGATGGACAGAAAAGGTTTTTATAACTATGCAGGAACAATAGCTCCTGTTCCTTGTAGTGTGCACAGTTATGTATTTAGTGATATAAATGAAGGGCAGTCCTATAAAGTTTTTGGGTTTTTAAACAAACAATTTAATGAAGTTGGATGGTTTTATCCTTCTGCTTCCAGCACAGAAGTAGACCGCTATGTAACGTATAACTATAACGATCAAACGTGGAGCATTGGTGAACTAGCGCGTTTTGCATGGCTTGATGAAGGTCTTGTTGATTATCCTAGAGCCACAGGAAAAAGTAGCTCAACCAATTATTTATACAGACATGAAGAAGGTAATGACGACGATGGTTCTGCAATGTCTAACGTTTTTATCGAGTCCAGCGACATGGACATACAAGACGGAGATTATTTTTCTTCAATCAGTCGAGTCATACCAGACGTTAAATTTACAGGCAGTGGTGGAACAGACCAAACAATTAACTTTGTTTTAAAAACCAGAGACTACCCCGGAGAAAGTTTAACTACAAACACAACGCAAAACGTAACCGGAACAACAACAAGGTTAGACACGCGCCTACGCGCGCGACAAATGGTTTTTAGGATTGAATCGGATGATGATAATTCAGACGTTGATACACAAAAAGGTGTGGGTTGGGTATTGGGCGATACTCGTATGGACATTAAACCAAGCGGTCGTAGATAGTGGCAAAATTATTAAACACCAAGTTACCCGTTGCTTTTAATGAAGTTAAACCTGATGTTTACAATAAAATGATTAGAACGATTGAGCTTAGTCTTAATAAGTTTGATCCAAGTGCGACACCAGAGTTTACAGAAACGGAACGCAATAAACATTTATTTAATGCTGGTGATATTATTTGGAACACTACTCGCAAAACAATACAGTATTTTGACGGAACAAACTGGTACAACTTATCCACAGAAGAAGAAGTAGGACTGCAAGGAAAAGCTTCTGTAGGAGAAGTGACGGTAACGCTTGATGGAAACGTAACAATAAATATAACCGGGCCTAAATATGGTTGGGATATAGAGAAATGGTACACATAATGAACAAAGAAAGGTTAATAGAAGAACTTATTATTGATGAAGGAAGCATAAATAAAGTCTACTCAGATCATCTTGGGTTTCTTACGTTTGGCGTTGGTCATTTAATCTTGGACACAGATCCAGAAATTAATCAGCCCGAAGGAACTCCAGTATCAGACGAAAGAATCAACGAATGTTTAGATAATGATATAGACATTGTGTGCGACGAATTAAACAGAAACATGCCGTGGTGGAAAGAGCTAGATGAGACACGTCAGCGTGTTCTTGCTAATATGTGTTTTAACTTAGGTTGCCCTAGATTAAAGAACTTTAAAAAATTCTTAGCTGCTTTAGAAGGGGGTGATTTTGAGACCGCTGGAGAAGAAATGATGGACAGTAAATGGGCCACACAAGTAGGAAATAGAGCCGTTAGATTGCAGGAGAAAATGCTCCATGACAGCTAAAGTTAAACAAATAAAAAGAAAACCCATGAAAAGTGGGAAAGTGTCTAATTATAAGAAAGCTTTAAGGAGGCCATAATGGCTAAGAAAGGACTGTACGCAAACATACACGCAAAAAGAAAAAGAATAAAAGCTGGGTCAAAAGAAAAAATGAGAAAGCCCGGTACTAAAGGCGCTCCTACAAAAGCAAATTTTAAACGAGCTAAGAAAACGGCTAAGAAGTAATGGCAGAAAGAAAGAAAGCAATACGAAAAACCACTAAAGGCAAAGGCGCTAATTATCGTCCTACTAAAAGTGGTGCAGGCATGACCAAAAAAGGTGTGCGTGCTTATCGTAAAGCAAACCCTGGATCTAAGTTAAAAACAGCCGTAACAGGGAAAGTAAAGAAGGGAAGTAAGGCAGCGAAACGACGTAAATCTTATTGTGCAAGGTCTGCGGGTCAGCTTAAGAAGAGCTCTGCTAAAACAAAGAATGATCCTAATTCAAGGATCAGACAAGCGCGCAGAAGGTGGAAATGTTGATATGTATGAATATAGTTGCAAAGTTAAAAGAGTGGTCGATGGTGATACTATGGATGTTGTTCTTAACCTTGGCTTTGATATCCTCTACGATTGCAGGGTTCGTTTGGGTGGTATTGATACGCCCGAGTCGAGGACTCGTGATTTGGATGAAAAAGCACGAGGTAAGCTCAGTAAAGCTTATCTTAAAGAAAGTATTAAAGGAAAAAAGATTGTATTAAGAACCAAACTAAAAGACTCCAGAGGCAAGTTTGGCAGGGTTATTGCTGAAGTTTGGGCAGAATTTGAAGAAGGTTCAATGCGTAACGTCAATGAACTAATGATAAAAGAGTGCCACGCAGTCAAGTACAATGCAGAAAATAAAGCTCTGGTATACGACGCTCACATGGCAAATCGTGCTATATTAATAGAAAAAGGACTGTTTGTTCCTGTGGAGAAATAACATGAAATTAGGTGGATTATTAAAAACTGTTGTTGGTGCTGTCGCTCCAACATTAGGTACTGCTTTAGGTGGACCAATGGGAGGCATGGCTGCCAGTATGATAGCTGATGTACTAGGAGTTCCCAACACCCCTAAAGCTATAGAAAAAGCTGTACAAAACGCAACACCTGAACAAATGCTGGAGCTTAAAAAAGCCGAACAAGCATTTGAACTACAAATGAAAGAACTTGAAGTAGACGTATTTAAACTTGAAACAGCAGACATACAAGACGCTAGAGGAAAATTTGGCAAAGACTGGACAGCTAGGGTAATGGGAATACTTGTTGTTGGTGGGTTTATGGGGTACATATTTTTAGTAACTCTCCAACCCCCAGAACAAAATTCAGAAGCTTTAATAAATCTTGTTCTTGGCTATTTAGGTGGACTAGCCTCTGCTATTATTAGTTTTTATTTTGGGGCTTCGCACAAACCAGATAAGGATTAACGAAATGAGTTGCTTGAAAACAAGAAAGGAGTATATACTATGGAAATGAACGCACAAGGTTTAGCTTCTTTAGGTAGAGGGGGTGACGACCAGATAGGTCACCTGACAACAGGAGAAAAAGTTTTACCACTCCCCGTGGCTCAAGACCCTTCTGTTCAAAGAGTAATTAATGAATCTTTTGCCGAACACGGTCTTGATGCTAATCAGTACACGGTAGGTCATGCCAACAACTCCGTTAATCCCGATACTCAATACGCTGAATTTGGTCTCTTTAAAAAGATAGGGAAAGCACTCAGAAAAGTTGGCCAAGTAATAGGAACGGTTGTAGGTTTTATATACGGTGGACCAGCAGGTGCAGCATTAGGAAGCACTATTGGTGGGGCTAATCGCAGAGGTAAATTTGATTTAAAACATGCAGTAACAGATGCGATTGGTGGTTATGCTCTAGGTAGTATGGCGACAGGCATGGGAATGGTAGGTAATACTGGTAGCGCAGCAGGTAGTGGTATGTTTGGTGGTCAAGGCATTAGTGGATTAAAAGCTGCATTCACGCCTGCTAGTAAAGGTGGGATGTGGGGGTGGGCATCTACTCCATCAGCAGCTGGAGGTATTGGTGGCTTCTTTCAAGACATGGGAGCAAATACTGCTGCTTTCTTAGGTGCTTCACCAATAGAAGCTGGTTTAACAGCACCATCTATGGCTTCAAACTGGGCAGGTCTTACTGGGTTACAAAAAGCTGGGGTTATGGGTATCGGTGGTTTGGCTGCCAGTAAAATGGGGGCTTTTGAGCAACCTGAACTACAAGGTCGACCAGAGGGCATGG